CACGCAGAAGGCCGGGGCGAACCCACGCGAAATGTAAGCGACGTAGTTGTTCGCACTCCCCGAAGAGTAGACAATGCAGAAGCCGATCGAGTTGCCCGCATAAACAGAGCGCAACCACCAGGCCGCAGTTGAACCAGTAGAACTATGACGGTATCTCACCTTGGAGTTGCCAGCGGAATACCAAGCATACTGAGCCTGATAGTTCTTTTCAGCACTATTCGCATAGCTTCTTGTACCAAAGACCTCAAACTCTGCAAGTAAGAATACTTCCTCAGATGTTGCAGTAACATAAGATGCAGTATTAGAACCGCCACCAGTATTATCAGAATACTTGGTTGTAGTTTTCAAAACAGCTTGCAGATCAGAAGGCATTGCACTCTTAAAAGCAGGACAAAGAGTTCCACGAGCATAGCTTGAACTCCAACCGCCACTATTGGTATTGGAACTATTCATATGGAAACAAGCAGAAGAACTACTGGAACCATATGTACTATCAATAAATGCGATATGAACACCACCACTTGCAGCAGTATACCCAAACTGGAAGTGGATACGGTTTGTGCCTTCCTTACTGCTGTTATGGTCAATACCAATGATGTAGCAGTAATAAGTACCGCTCAATGACAAGCTACCGACAGTACCACTCAAAGCAACTGCCTTGCGATCACCAACCGAAAAATAGCTGGATGCAAGACCAGCATCCGAAATACGACCAATATCCTCCCAGCTAATATCATTCAATGCCGTACCAACAGCAGGGAGGAATTCACAACTAACAGCGCAAGTCTTATTGGAAGGAGCAGTATGGTTTGTACCAGCCGCCACCTTAACAGTAATTGTTGCTGTACCAGTCTTGTCGTTCACGCTTCTGACAGTAACCGTAGTGCCACTCAAACTTACAGTTGCAACACTTGTGTCACTGGATTCAACAGTGATCTTACCATCACCAGCACGAGTAACGATAAATGTCGCACTCTTTGTAGTGCTATTCAGCGTAATACTGGATTTGCTCAAACTCAGAGAGCCAGCCGCTTTACCGATTGTCCAGTTGACACTCTTAGCGGCGGTAGTTCCATCAGACCACATATAATCATCCTTTGGAGTAAAGGATGCAGAATATGTGCCAGCATTGGTCTGAGCGGTAACGCTCAAAGTCATTTTAGAACTGTCATAGTTACTCCAAGAAGGAGTTTGCGCAGAACCAGTGTAAGTCAAAGAACCACTCTGACTTGGAACATTCGCAATCGTCAAACGATTAGGAACTCCACTTATTACATTACTTGCGTTTGTATTTACTGCGCTACCATAAGCGTCTGTACCGTAAGGGAACACGGCAAAATAATAAGTTGCGCCGTTTTCCAAACCAGAAATTGTCAAGCCAGTAGACTTATACGCATTCTTAGTTGTAGAATTCAGCACCAGAGTACCATCACTCTCACTGGTAGGCTTGCTGCCTTTCTTGTAGATAACCTTAGAACCGCCCCAAGCAACAGTAGTAATGCCGTCTTGAGTTGTGTTATCAGGATCAGTCCATTTCAGCGTAACTTTACCATTACCAGCAGCCGCCACGCTCATGTCAGAAACATTTGCAGGAGCAACAGCAACAGGAGTGATTTCAACCAGATTTTCCTCCAAATCTGTGTAAACATTCTGCGTAGTATAAGTAAAGAACTTATAGTAATAAGTAACGCCATCTGTCAGCCCACTATCGCAGAAATAAGTGTTCTGATAAGCGTTTCGTGTCTTACTGTCAACAACGACAGTACCATCTCTGCGGCTAACAGGTGCAGAGCCAGCCTTACGAACTAAAATCGTTCCAGAAAAAGCAGCCAAAGTAGAATCGGAAACAACAATATCTTCAGGATCAGTCCATTTGAAATAAGCCTTGCCATGAGAAACAACAGTGCTGACATTGCTTACTGCGCCCAAAGCAAGACCGCTGCTTCCACTACCGCCGCCAGTAGGGAAATTAGAAACAATAGGCATCTTTTAATCCTCCTTTAACCTAATAGAATTACGACAACTGGAATATCAACTTCTGGTAACTCTCCATCTGCCGAAATGATCAATACTCCATTACTCTGTCCAGTGATGGATAAGAGTGCGTTTCGTGCCGCATCTCTTTGAATGATGGTTGCATCATGGGAAACATCAATGATTCCGTTTTGAGTTGCACCAAGTCCTTCAATTGCCAATTCTTGTGTAAATGGACTATCAACGCCAGTCCATGCGGAGGCTAAAAGAGTGCCTGTTTTAGAAAGACTGTTATCGGCTTTCGTATTTAAGGCATCTTCCATTTTTGTCATATTGCTATTTTCGTTGCCGCATAATTCTTGTCTCAAATCTATAAATTTTGGATCATCAGTAGGTTCGGTCACATAAAACCCATATTTTTCAGTTTGACTCAAAACGAAACACCATCCTTTCTCAACCAAGAAGTATCACAACAACAGGAATGTCGATTTGCGGTACATCACCATCACAAGAGAAAGTTAATGTTCCATCTGTTTGTGCAGACACATGAAGTTGTGCGGCAACAACAGCTTCATATACTGCGACTGAATAATTCTGAGGCAAAGATGCAATTCCGTTTTGATCTGCTTTTAGACCTTCGACTGAAATTGTTTGTTGCCCGTTATTCCACGCACTTGCGCTCAAGGTCGCATTAACATCATCACTTGCATCGCATTTGTTATTTAAAGCGTTATAAATCGCTTCATCATCAAAAGGCAATTGAGTATAAGTTTTTGTTCCATCTCCTGTCTTTGTTCTTTTTTCACCGCTTGCAGTATCAACGATGATCATCTCGCCGTTCAACAAAACAGGATTGTTCGCTGTCCAATTTGCACTTGTATCCCGTTTGAATTTCACACGGGCATCAAATTCTTTAGCAGCCATCATAACCTCCTTACAACACAAAGCCCACCTCGTCAAAAGACGAGATGGGTGTGTTTATTGTATTTCATTCTTGAGATTAAATCACTTCAGACGAAGAGCCACAATTGAAAATAATATAGTCACCATCAGTTTGAGCCAGATCATTTACATTGCCTGTCTTTGCAATAGCGGCAAGATCGGAATCATTTGCCTTAGTAACAATCTGTTCCTCTAAGGTTGCAATCTTTTCTTCGGCAGTTGTAATCTTACCTTCAGCAGTTGTGATCTTGCCCTCTGCGGTAGTCACACGCTCTGCCAAAGCAGTCAGATTGGCGGCAGTGGCATAATCACCAATATTCAAGGCCGCAATAGCTGCCTGAACATAAGCAACAACAGTAGCACTCTCGCCAGAATCCGTATCACCGATACCGTCTAAAATATTCTGTAATGCAAGAATTGCAGAATTCATAGAAGCGGCATCCTGACCGTGAGTAGAAATCCAATCAGAAACTTCCTTCAAAGTGTCAAAGGACTCAGGCGCACCAGCAACAACTTTTGCGATTTCGTCAGAAACAGTTTTCTTCACGGAACCCTCAACGGTTGCCTCGCCATTAAGAGTAGCAATAGCTGCGGTGTTAGCAGCAATACCGGCCTTAACCTCAGCATCATCATAAGTTGCGGCAGTTTGAGCATCGGAAATCATCTGCACAACAGTCTTATTCTCAGGAACAGTGCCAACCTTTGCCTCCAAAGCATCCACATCAGATTGAGCGGCAGTACCAGCAGCTTTTGCGTCAGCAATTGCATCAGAAAGGCCAGTCACATCGGCAATCTCATGAGTATGCGCTTTAGCGGCGTAAGTTTCATCCAGATTCAAAGCACTAATAGCATTTGCAATCTGAGTAGCAACAGCAGTATTGCCAACCAGTGCCTCAACAGCGGTCACACGACCAGCAAGAGTTGTGTCATCATACTTAGGAATTACGATCTCACTCACGTCAGCAAAAGCAGTATCAGCTTCGCCCTTAGCCTTAGATTGGAGTTTGTAATTATAATCATTAACCTTTAAAATGCGATATTGTGTATCGGTATCAACAGAAATACCCAAGGTTTCATCCACATAGGTTGCGATATAATCGCCAATACCAGTGATTTCATCGGCGGCATAAGTAGGTTTAGTCTCTGCCTTTGCCCAATCATACACATCGGCAGCAATGCCGCTTGTAAAGTTCAATGTATTAAATGGGGTAGTGCCATCGCCTACCTTAAAAAGAATAGCGGGTTCCTGAGCCACAGCACCCGCAGCGGCAGGAACAACTACAACACACAACTCACCAGCAAGGGGAGTAGGGTTGTTTGTAGTCCAATTCGCATAAGTATCATACTTCAACTGAATACGAGTCTTTAAAGTTTTTGTAGCCATAAACATATCCCTCTTTTCCTAATTTTAATAAATTACCACCGACAAAATATGTCGGTGGTTTTCAAATAGATTAAATTATTCTGCGGAGTTACCGCCATCAAGAACAATAGAATCTCCTTCAGTTTGAACAAGTTTATTTACATTCACGGAATTCACGGACATGGTTCCATCATCCGCAACTGCAATTCCGTTTTCAGCATCCGTACCCTTGACAACGCCTAATGCAGCGGCAGTTGCCATAGGAATATTAACGCTTTTATCTTCTGCGCTGACTTCAACCGCAACACCATTGACCTTTACGATTTCAATAACATTGGCTTGAGAAGATTCGATTTGAGACTTTAACGCATCAGTAAGGTTATTCTCTGACAAGCCCTTTAAAGTGGCCGCACGAGTTGTAATCCAAGATTCAAGACCATCAACATTTCCAGCGGCAATCGTACCACTAACCTCAACTGTGCCGTCCTCGCTCAAAACCAGCTTTTCCAGTTTCTCTCCCTCTGCATCAGTAATCATACGATAACCAGCTTGAACAGAAACTTTCTGCTCCAATGCGGCTGGAAGCCCAGTGATCTTATCCATTGCAATCTCTTTAACAGAGAGCTTTCTTGTAGAATCAACTGTAAATTCCGCTTCATCGACAGAATTAATTACATTTTTCTCCGCTCCAACTGTTTCAAGAGCAGCAACTTTTTCCTCAATAGTAGTAACACGTTCAGCTAATGCAGTTAACTCACTTGCTTTTGCGTAATCGCCAATTTTAAGACCATTGATTGCTTCCTGAATATAATCAACAACATTAGTAGAAACGGCTCCCTTTGGTAATGCCCCAACAAGAGTTTCTAATGCGTCAATTTCACCCTGTAATGCTGTCTTATCGGCAGTTTTCATATAATCTGATTCAATAGCATAAATCCTTGTCACCAAGGAAGCAGCACCAGTTGTATCCGACAAAATCCAGTCTGCAATTTCCTTCAGCGTATCAAAATCTGCGCTTGTTCCTTCACCAACAACAGCCGCAACCGCTTCAGAAATCGCCTCAGCTTTTGCCGTGGAAATTTCACTCTGTAATGCAGTTTTGTCTGCCGTCTTTAAATAGTCGTTCTCAATAGCGGTAACACGACCAGATAAAGCAGTGTCATCATAAGTTGCCGCCTCTTGAGCTTCCGTAATCATTTGAACAATTGTCTTGTTTTCCTCAACAGTTCCGATTTTTGCGTTGATAGCATCCACATCAGTACGCAAGCCTTCAATCAAAGTCTGTAATCCCTCAACAGTTGTGGAACTCAACTCGACCCAAGTTAATGCACCATTGCGATAAACAGGCTGATAACTTTTTGCCTCTTCAAGAGAACCATCAATTCCATAAAGAGAAATTACACCATCATCGCTGACAGAAATAGTTTTTCCATCACCAGCAGGAATAACACCCACAGGCTGAAGAGCCATATTCTGATCAATATAATAGATACTTGTTCCAGTTGTCTCAACAACTGCAAGAATCTGTCCGGGATAGGCAACGGCATTTGTACTTGCATAAGCCTCTGCTTCTGCATAGCTTGCATGAACTGCGTAACGCTCCAAAGGCAGGGAAGCGGCACGTTTAAAGCTAACGCCAGCAGACCATGTTGCGCCGCTGTTTAATTTTGTGAAAAATTCGCTTACAGTCATCTTTCCATACCCCCTTTACTCTTACCAAGTCAAAGTAAGTGCCTTGGTGTCATAATCGGCATCAAGTGCGACATACCAGATTTCATATTCGATAGAGGCAGTACCGAAAGCCAAAGTAACATTTGCCGCCTTACCAATAGTAAGAGGAAGTTTATTGCTATCGGAGATACCTGAAAGCTCTGCACCGTATCCAGAAGGAACAGCAACAAAGAATTGCCGCCAAGAGCCAGAAGCAGTAGCGGCAGTTGGCTTCGTGCGATTGTATGCGGTTGCATCCTTAACAACAATCAAGGATTTAATTTCTGCTTCTGTAATGTTGGCAGGATCAGCAACCAATGCACCATCATATTTAAATCCATAATACATTGGCACATACCATCTGAACAATTCCTTCGTAACCTCTGCGGTAGTGCCAGCGGCAATTGCTTTAGCAGGATACATCTTCTTCAGATTAGAAACAGGAATATAACCATCATCATAGGTCGCAGAACCCTTAACAGACATAGTTGCACGATCTGTTTTTACGCCAGAATCGACAGTAAACACATTACCGCCGACTTCTTTAGGCTCAATTGCGTTTGTTCCATCTGTCAAAGCATAACCAGTTACATCAGCACCAGTAGTTCCGTCATTTGTGGTAGCGGTTGCTGTTTGACCTTCCTCGCCAGTCTCAGTAGTATAACCGTACTCATAACTACCATCTTCATATGTAACAGTCACATCCTGAGATGCAGAGCTGCCAACCTCAACATATTTCACGCTTCCGCTCACAGAAACCGTAGGTTTCACCACGTTAAAATCCTTGTCCTCAGAAACATGAATTTCATTCCATGCCTCAATAATGTTCATTCCAGTCACAGGAATGGTAGCTTGACCATTTTGCAGTGTAACATTTCCAACAGGAACCGTAGTAAGTAAATCCTGATCGAAATATACATTCGTTGCATTATAATTTCCGTCCATAGCTGCCCATGCATTGCCATTGTATACATAAGCAGTATAAGAGTATTTTGTTCCAGCAATTAAAGTTTTGACAATAAAAATATCATCTTTGTTTGCCGTAACACTCAAACCAGTAAGAACACGCTCAATCACAGCATCATCGGTTTCACCATCTTGCTTGATCCCCTCATAATGAGTTGCAGCCATGCCGCCAGCAACAGGAAGATTTTCATAAGTATCCGTTCCGTTACCGTATTTGACAAGGCCAGTATCTAAATCTAAGCAAGGCTCACCTTCGGCTGGGATAACATCTTTATTCAGCAACCAATTAGCTGTTGTATCACGTCTTACTTGAATGCGTGTTTTAAAGAGTTTTTCAGCCATAAGTCAAATACCCCCCTTTAAATTTAATTGCTTGTATCGGCAGTAGGTTCCACAGAATTCCCGCCATCTAAAATAAAAATAACATCGTCATTTTCAATTAACTTGCTGACGTTCAATGAAGCCACTTTCATAGTACCATTGTTTTCATCAGCCACAATAGCATCCTCTCCATCGCTGGATTGGACAAGACCAGCTTGTGTTGGACTGACAAGCGGCAACTCGACAATTCCTTCACTATTGGCTTGCAGAACAGTACCATTCACTGAAATACTTAAACCACTTGCCAATTTTTCGCTGATCTCTGTAAACTTTTCTGCCACTTTTTCAAAATTGTCATTGAATTTACGAGCAACTTCGGAACCAGAGTCAGAATCGTTCTGTGTAGTTCCTGCTCTTAATTTCTCATAAACAAAATCAGCCAATTATTCCACCGCCTTTCATCCTAAGCATACAAATAACTGTCAGCTAATAATGTAGCGGTTTGGTAAAGAAATCCCCGATAATTTTCAGGCTGCCCAACTGGTGCAAAGCAATCTCCGGCAATAATTTCAATATCACCACTTCCAGTTGGATCATACAAAGGGCTATCACTTGGATAGAAAACGCCAGAATAAAAACCACCAACTACACCAGACATATGTGATCACCGCCTTAATAGATAAAGCAGAGAACACATTCGTCAAGATCGCTCTCGAAACGCAAATCAGTAATTTCGGGAGTTGTACGACTGGCAATTGCAATACTCGTAAAATTGCCATTGCCATCGGTGGTGTAAGTAAAACCATTCATAGTGAATCGTTTATAAGCGTCAGTCTTAATTGTGATATGGAATAACTTATCTGCCAAAGAAGTAGGTTCAACCCTGCGAATCTCAGCAATACACTTATCCACAACATTTTCATTCGCCTGAATTCCTGTAATTAAGCCGCCTTGTTTTCTTACCATCTAATCACCACCTTCTTATTAAAGTTCTGCAATGCTTACGCAATTGTTATAAAATCAAGTTCTTGAATTGTCATATTGTCAAATTCAGATACGGCATAATCATCCATCTCATTAACAAAACGATAACGTTTCATTCCTGTGCTTGCCTCACATGATAAAACCATCGTGCTTTCGGATAGATAGATAATACCAATCAAAACTTCTGCCATTTTCGCAAATACATGAAGAACATTTTCGCTCGAAGTGAATTTTTCTAAATGCAAAATAGAATCAATAGATGCAGATAAATAGGTCGTGACCTCTAAATCATGCAAGATTTTTTCCAACAGATAATCATCAATTGGATCAGCAGACAAATACATTTCTGTTTGACCAGATACAGATGCCAAATAAAACAATCCAATAGGATCGGTATATAACACCATATCTAAATCATTCAGCTCTGCAACTTTACTGCTTGCAAATTCTGATTCTGCAAATAGATACATTTTGCTATCGAACTTTTCAAATCCTTCTTTCAAAAACTCAAGCTGATCTGCAACTAACATCATATCAAAATCCACTGTGCCGAATGAATGAGCGATATAATAATCCAGTGGGTCTACGGAAATTTCCAGAACGGATTCACTGCTGATTAAATCTTTCATGATTGCATCAACTGCATCAGCGAATAAAACCATTTCCGTACTGCCACCAGTTGTTACTTGGCTTGAAAAATCAGCCATCGCACTCAGATACATTTCACTGTTCATATACTCATGTACTCGTTCTTCCAAATAAAGAATTCTTGCATCCAATTCCATACTTGCTTCGCCAGTAATGGTTTTCAGCAATTCTAATTCAGACAATGAACAGAGCAAATAGAGATAATTATAAAGCGTAAATGTATCTCTCTGTACTAATTGCGAAATAATAACATCAATTTCGGTGAGTCTTTTCTTTAAATAAACATCAAAGGTTTGCAACTTTCTCACCTACTTTCTATTTTGATTTTGTATTAAGCCTTGTTTGCCAAAGTCAGTTTCAGGCCACCGCTCTTGACAGTAACAATTGTTGCAGCTTCAACGCTACGAGATTGTGTCAAAGCCTCAAACATAAGCAAGTTGCCATCGACAATATCATCGTACAAAACGAAGTGAGTCATGGTTCCCCAACTTGCAGAACTTTCAGGGAAAGAAACATCAGAATTGTTTGAGATCACACCATTAACAGGTTCGCCCAAAGTAGTCAACTCGACACGAGAATAACCAGCGGAATCCAAAGGCTCAGTAACGCCAGTGCCGTCAACACTCGGAGCAGTAGAACTCAAACCAAGATAAACTTTCTCAGGCAATGTAGGACTCAGCTTTGTTTTGAAAACATTGCCCATGATACAGTTTAAAAAGTATGTAGAAGTCATACGCTTTCATCCTCCAATCTTCATTACTTGTATTTATTGTTATTTCAAAAAACTTTCATTGATATTATGGAAAATATTAAAAATACCCTGATTCGGAATTTCAACTTCTCCATCAATATCTTTGATAGTGATTTGATAAATGTATTTACCATACAATCCCAAAGTATCAGTTGGTAATAAGTCTACTGTTGCAACATTTTTTGCACCAGTAACATCATCGCCAATTACAAATGATAAAGGCTTTGAGACTAATGGTTCATCGTTGTATTTATCAGAATAGTCAACAAGAGCAAAATTGCCAGTGCAACCATCTGCATTGAAAGGAACATTCTGTTCCGTAAATAATCGCCAGCGAAGTGTGTTTGATTGTCCTGCAACAAACATGACTTCTGGCAGAGAATAAACATCATGCCGCATAACAATCACCCTCCAAAATTCACAGGGAACTCACAGTTGAAATCTAAAAGACAATTCCCTTTAACTAATAATTTGTTCATTCCTTTTTTCAGCGGCAACCAAGCAAAATTACAGTATTGATACATATTTGGGTAAGAAGCATCAGATGATGTAATCTTACCAAGTTCGTTGTCAACTGAAATTTTTAGGAAATAATCTTTTGGTAGATTGTCAAAGCGCAGCTCCACATTATTACATGATTGATTAATGATCGAAATAGTATTACTACCATTCAAAGTAATGTCCAATTTAGGATAATACAACTGATTAATTGTAGATCGGCTAATCAGCTTAATTTCTGTCTCATTCATACAAGAATAGCTGAATTTCTGTGGGAATTTATATCCATAAGGAGAATCGCATACTACTTTAGCAGTAAAAGCCCACGGCAACCAAGAAAGCTGAATTGGCTCTAAATCACTGATAATACAATGATAACGAATTGTTTCCATATCTGGCTGTTCGATTTCCAGCCATTTATAAGTATCATGGCCTGTCAACCAGTTTGCGATTGCATCCATTTCAAAACGATCTAAGTGTTCATCCATGCGAAGCATTAATGGATCAAGACCAAAAACCAATTGAAATTCCAACGGATCATTAAAAGAACGACCATATAAAAAAGTCCGTCCTGTGGACGGAATTACATCAGTCATCAATTTACCTGTACTTGCAAAGGGAGCAGCTTCATTTTTATTTCCATCAATATCATAAATCCGCAATCCAAATTCAGTACAGGGGATGCGATTAAATGAAAAGTTTTTAGCAATAAAACCCATCCACTCACCTCCGCTTATACATATTAATCTGCCTTGTTGTCAGATTCGGGTTCCTTGATTTCAGTAATTTCACAATTCTTCAAGATAGCTAAAGTTTCCTGTAAAATAGCAAAACATCCAGCAAGATTACCAGCGTTTTGTGCGCCGCTTACTGTAATACCGCCATCCAGAGTCTTACAAACAGCATCAATTCTTTGCAGAACCTCATTTTTAACCATCGTCATTCTCCTTCATATATTGATTTAATTTTTCTTTCAACTGCTCAATCTCACGATACAGCTTTTGAATCATATATGTGTTCAAAGAGATAAAATCGGCATATCTCAAATAACACTGATCCAGATATTGATCATGAACATCATGTGCGCCAGCGCAACGAACAAAACCAGCAAAATCACTGGTTTTCAATCCGTTATTTAACAATGCTTCCTCAACATCCTGAGCAATAAAACCAATATGGAATCTTTGACTGCTACCTTTATTAAACCGATAAAAACTCGGCTTCAAGGACATAAAGAAACCACTGTATTTATCCATGTCGTAAGATATGGAATTTTTTATTCTTCGATCCGAACCAACCGTAATTTCCTCACTTGCGGAAATAACATTGTTCGTAATCGTAATACCGTTATCAGGTGCTTGCATACGAACACCAGAATTAGTTGCGATAAAATAATAATCTTCGTCAGAGCCATACATCTTTGCGCCATAGGTAACACTAATACCCGTACTGCCTTGCGCACAAGCAAAGCCGCCCCAGCCACTACCAAGAGTAACAATATCAGCATCAATTGTACCTGAGCGAATATAGTTCGCATTGATATAAAGTCTGTTTGTAGACGAATCGCTAAAGATACCAAATCTCGTGCCGCCACCAGTCAATACATCAAATATTTTCTTATCGGTAATGCGGTTTTCATACGCAAGATCATAAGCGTAATCCGCAGCGTCATAAGCATCAAGAGCCAGATCATAGGCATTGCCAGCTTCATCATATGCTACGCCAGCATAATTGAAAGCATTGTTCGCCTGAATGTAAGCCAAACTCATTGTAGCGTTTTGTTCTGTAACTTGCGCCCAATTGATGCTTGATCCAGCACCCATTTTAATGCTGCCGCTCACAGAAACATTGCCAGCAGAGTCAACAACAAATTGACCGTTACCAACATTAATACCATTCAGACTAAGATAATCAGACTTAAACTGCTGACTACTATTCATCATGATATTGCCGTTGTTATCCTTATAAGTTGCACCATAAACAGTGCCTTTGAAAGTACCGCTATTTGCTACCAGATTACCATTTGCATCAACAGAGAAATTCGGATTCGTGGCTGTGCCGCCAATCTTCAAATTGCCCTGAGCGTCAACACGGAATGCAGTAGAACCGCCAACCTCCAAAGAACCACGGAAAATACCGCCAACAGCGTCAATAACACCCTTGATATAAAGACCGCCATCCATATCCAGCCAGAAGTTTGCGTTTGGAGTATCATTCACATCCAAATCGTCAACCTTTGTCACGGACTTATTGTTTACAGTTTTCACACCAGTAGGATTATTGAATTTGTCATAGACAAACATATTGTCTGGATCATTACCGCCAACAAGACCTAAAATTGCTCCCATATCAATTCTGCCGCCAGTCGAACCATAAAGGTTGAATGATGCATTATGCAAAGAAGCACCTTCAGCGTCCATTTTAAACACGGCAACGCCACCGTCTTGTTTTTCACTCTCGATGATCAGATTTTGACCAGCCAACAGCGTACCAACAAGGGCAGGGAGGACGATACCATAAAGAGTACCAAAGTTCTTATCAGTAAACTCACCAATACCAATTGTTGCACTCTCCCAATTATCCTCTGTAAACATGATGGCGTTGTGAGCCATCCAAATTTGCTTTGGACTGTATGTACCGCTTGCCTCGTCATATTTCATACAGCGTAAGCCAGTGCCATCAATCACAAGTTCATTATTTTCACCAGCCATGATATTATTTTTCATAGCGTCAATGGCAGACTTCATGAACTGTTCAACAGATGTTTTTGCACCACTGCTTACAAAGTTGCTGTAATTATATTGGTTAAGATCAAGAGAAGCTGTACTTGATAAAGTATGATCAAGAAGTTGTTTGAAATCTGCTCCATGTTGACCATCTCTAAAATACTCATTAAAATCAATACTGAAATCTGATAAATCATCAAAGTTAATTTCAACCGCAAGTACAATTGGTTCATAAATAAAATCATCCAAATGTAAATAAATTTTTTCTCCAAGCTGGAACTGTTTTGCAAAGTCAACAAATTCATCTAAAGCAAGGAAATTTGCACTCTCAACAGAAAAATAGTGATTTGGAGCAGACCAATCTCTCAAACAATTTTTTGCATACTCATATAACTCTAATGCAATAGATTGTTTTTGGTACTCTGTCACATTTCTGGTAAAATATACATTTGCAGCAGAAGTCTTAAATTGCAATGCGCTATCTGATTTCATAACATCTGCGCCCAAAGTACCTGTCATAGATAATGTTGCACCAGAGAATATTGTACTATTATTCAGCTTACCGTCATTTAAATACAAAGAAAGGACGAAAGTATTGTCGCTATTGACTTCCAATGTACCTCGCACAATTTCTGCATCTAAAGACAAACTGGAATGGCTTGTTTCAATCATACCACCACGAACAGAATAAAATGTTTTATCAGAAGCATATTTTGTTTCTCTTATTTCGTTTAAACTTATAAGATTAAAAATTGAAGCCAAGCCTCGTACCGTAGTACCATCCGTAGAATAACTATCAGTATTCGTTGCAACAAATGTAGAATCAGTTAAACTACCACACTTAAAATAACGATCCAAAACTGCAATCTGTTCTTCGCTAAAAAAGGCAGAAAACGCAGTCAATTGATTGATATTTTTCAGTTGATTTGTCAGAGCAGTAATCTTATTCTCAATAGGAGCAATCACTGTTTTCTTCTGATTGTTAATTTCTCTTTCTTTAGCAGAAATCTCAGATTTGACCGCAGCTAAATCATCTTGCAGAGAGCTATCCATTGCAACACCTTGTACTAAAGTTGCTTTCTTACTCTCCAATCCAGAAAGTTCACCTTCCAGATCGGCAAGTACCGCATTCTCCGTTACAAGGCGGCTGATTAACATACTCTGTTCAACAGACATATCAAAATATGTTTGCTGATACGCATCAAAAGTTTGTTTCCACTTTTCCCATCGAACAATCATTTCATCTGAGAAATAAGACTGGTTCATGTAAAAATCCAAATTATATATTTTATTCGTACCCATAGGATTTACAGTACGAATATCCAAATCATCTGCACCATGAACATCCATTACGGTAATAAGATCATCTGTATTTTCTTCAATTTCAATTTCATGTAACAAATTTTTCTTAGAAAGATAAACAGCTTTAGATGCTAAACTATCTTCAACACTACGAGCGTGAATAATTCGTTTTGTTGTGTCAAAATAAAAGATACAACCATATGCTTCTCTTAATTCAGATTGCATAAAGTCATAAATTATTCTGTTGTCGGCACCAAAAGTACGATATTTGCCTATTAAATTTTGAGAACCAGCATCCAATTGAAAAGACCACGATGGAAGTTCAGATAAAATAATTCCCATAATACTGCTGTCTTTAGAAAGTGGATTCCAAAAATTATATGTACCTTCTTCCAAAGTGATTTTCTTATTAGATAACTCGTGTTCTAACGAATATGCTTTACAGGTTTTAATCTTAGATACAGTATTATCATTTTCTGTCGGCTTTTGTAAAATAAACTGACCATATCCTTCGATTTCAACAATTCTCATACTGGTAAGAAGATCGTATTCATCCAGTTTTTCTCCGTTTTCATGAGAAGGATATTCAAAATTTAATTCTGAAACATCCATATAACTAATTCTTGCAGATGGATTTAATATATGCCCTAAAATTCCAATTGCCGTACCGTCTAAATTTCGAAGAATAAAATTAGGACGCTTCCGCAAATCAATCTTGCTAAAATCAATAACCAAATAATCAGACCTCCTTTCCCTTTATAGTAAAAGGGAAGGGCATATAACCCCTCCCTTATGGTCTTAACATTCGTCCTTTCATAGTGGTTTTACCTCCACGGACAAATGATTCATAGATTTCTTGACTTGCAACATCACCGATCTCTCGGCTCAATCGCTGAATATCGCTTTTATCCAGCTTTTCAGTAACCATCACATGAACTGGTACTGTCACATCGCCAATGCTCTGTGACACATGATTGCCGCCAGATGCAGCTTGTGCCTGTTGCATATCACGCATAACAGCATTGTGGGATTGCATTTCTGCATATCCACTGCCGTTCATGCTATGATACAGACCACCACTAATACCAAGTTTGCCAGCAATGGTTTCATCAGCTTTCAATACACGATAGACAACTTCCTGCTGTGGCTCGGTAAATACAGCCTCACGCTTTTTAAGCAGAGCGAACATTTCATCCTGCTTTGGCGTTGCATCATCACCAACAATACCGCCAGTGTGATATGTACTGTACGGATAAGTAGAGTAAAGCTGTGCGCCGCCAACCTTATCCAAATACCAAACACCGTCATTGCCACGAACAACGGTGCGTCCAATCAGTCTTTGCAATTCCTCACCAAGATCAAGATTTTCTCGGTTTAGTCTTGCCTTTTCTTCTGTGCTTGCATTATGGTGAGCCTGAGAGTTTGCCTTCATCTGAGCAACAATCTCTTTGATACGGCTCATAGTTTGACCGCCACTGGTGTCATAACTGCCAGTAGTACCAACGGTAGTAAATCCACTACTTGCATCAAAGGCTGCGATCTGCGCCTGAGTAGCCGCCACAGCGTTTAAATAACTACCATACTGCTGAACTGCGCCAGATGCCGCATTCCAAGCAGAAATCAATTCAGATTGCACAGTATTGCCGTACTGGTAGTTCCAATTGATCAAATCATCATAGAGAGTGTCCCAATGATTATTGATCCTGTCAATTGCCAACTGGTAGATTTTCTCAGCTGAAGAAATAGAGTCCTCAAGGACTTCAATCTCCTTCTGCTTTTCCTTTTCATAGGCATCAGCCATATTGTCGAGCATATCGCTTGTAGCCTCATAAGCATGATCTGCCTGAGTTTCAGCCAAATCAGCCTGTTCCTCAGCTAATTGTTCCTGAAGTTTACGCTTTTCTGCTTGAGCCTCACGGCTGTCATCCAAATCCAGCATCGCAATTCGTGCTTGTAGTTCGGCAATAGATTTCGTTTTTTCAGTAACATCCTTGGTGTACTTATCTTTTTCACGCTCTAAGTCCAAAGACTCTTTCTGTAAATCAACGATTTCATGGTATTTGTCAATCTGATCCTCTAATGCAGAGATTTGGTTTTCAACCTCTTGCTTAATCATTTCCTCAACATATTTGAGCAAATCTTCAAGCGCAGTAGATGTTTCCTCCAAAGCCTCTTTTGCAGAGGTGTCAATACGACCAATACTGGTCACTGCCATATCTGTCAAGCTGCGCATTGCATTAATTCTCTGCAATGCATTGTTATATTGTTCATCGCTTAAACCAAGCAACTGCAACTGAGCATACACTAAATCCCATGTGCTTGCCGCCGCAATATTTGTTGCATTGGTCAGATTAAGCAAAGCAACCGTGTCATTGTTTGTCAGTGCGGTTCTAAGTTGCTGGATATAATTCAATGCAGATTCAATTGCCATTTGCTGAGTTCTGGCGGCAATGACCTTTTGAATGTTTTCCTCGTTAATAACCAACTGACCGTTTTCATCCTGCAAGAACGCAAGATATTCAACACCATAAGAAAGAATGTCTTGCAGAGAGTCCACAGTAATATAACCATATTCGGCATATTCCTGAGCGGCGTTCTTTAATCCGTCATACATACCCTGAATATTGTCCAGAGCGTCATTTGCGTTATCGACTACCTGTTCCCAAGCCTCAGCAGAAACAGTCTTGATCTTATCATAGTAGTCCCACCACAAATTATAAAGCTGACTGATTTCGTCACTGGTTTCGGAATAGCCAAGTGAACGGTAATATTCAGCCTGTTCGTGGACAGTGTTTTGCATATCACGATAGTGTTGAACAATGTCACCTGTATATCTGGAAATATCAGAAGCATTCGCAGATTCAATTGCCCGTTCCAACAGGTTTTCAGTCAGACTAATAGAATTCTCGTGTTCAGCAATGATTTCTTCATACATAGATGTAATTGTTTCAACAATCGCATCATGATAATCCCACCATTGCTTTTGCAGATTCATGATATACTCAGAATCTTCACTCAAGCCAAGTTTGCGATATTTCTCAGCCTGTTCGTGGACAGTGTTTT